ATGCTATTAGTGAATTTATAGCGCAGTCGGGATATAAAAATTCAGACATGTTTATATCTAATCCACAGATGATGCCGCCACAACCGCCACCTGAGCCAACGCTAGATGAGAAGGTCGCTGCACAAAAAGCACAAGTTGAATTACAAAAATTACAATTACAAGCTCAAGAACTAGAAATAGACACGCAACTAAAAGCACAAGAACTAAAACTTAAACAAGAAGAAGCTGCTGTTGATCTAGCATTGAAACAACAAGAACTAGAAATTAAAAAATCTCAACTAGAACTTAACGAACAAGAACTTGCTCTTGAAGCAGTACAAAATAGACCTGTAGGCATAGGACCGACATAATGGCTTATCCTAAGTTTAAACCTGATTATAAAGGACAAAGCAGGACTAAACTTATATCAAAGAAGATAAAGGTTTTAAAAAAGGAAGGAAAGCCACAGAAACAAGCAGTAGCTATGGCATTGAATATGTACCCAAAGCGTAAGAGGTTGCCACTAGCATGAATGATAAGGATATCAAAACAGAAATAGAATTACTTAAACAAGAAGTAAAGATAATTAAAACAAACCATTTGTCGCACATGGCAAAAGATATTGATGATTTAATGATTGAAGTCAAAAGTATAAAGACTGAAGTTTTTAAATTTAAGTATGTAGCTTATGGTGCAATAGTTGTGTTTGTCTTAATGAGTGATAAATTTAACGACATACTGAGGTTAATATAATGTACGGCAAACCAATGAAAAAAGGCAAAAAGAAAAAAAGAGGCAAATGTTAATGGCTTTGACATTAAGACAAAGAAAATTATTAACTAAACATAAGAAACACCATACTGTAAAACATATGTCTGAAATGAAAAAACACATGAATAAAGGCAAAACTTTTACAGAAGCACATAAATTAGCTATGAGGAAAGTAGGAAAATGATGAAGAAGAAGAAAACATTTCCTGATTTAAACAAAGACGGAAAAATAACTTACGCAGATATCTTGGCAGGTAGAGGTGTAAGCGAAGGAACTTTTAAAAAAGATAAAACAAAGAGGAAAAATAATGGCTAAAAGAGGACTATACGCAAATATACACGCTAAACGCAAAAGAATAAAAGCAGGTTCAGGCGAAAAAATGAGAAAGCCTGGAGCTAAAGGAGCGCCTACTGCTGCTAATTTTAAACGAGCTGCAAAAACGGCTAAGAAAAGAAAAGGTTGAGCAAACAAGAAGAAGGAATAAAGCGCAGCAAATATTACAGTAACAGATATGACCATTACATATCTTTAGGATATAGCAACGGCCAAGCATCTAAGTTAGCACATGTAGACTTAGCAAAACAATTTAAACAAAAGAATCCAACTATAGATAAATTAAAACAGATTTGAAAGCAAACGATTTACAAACATTTATGTTAAAAAACCGACTTTCTGTTGAGCAATTATTCAGAATAACTGGGCATAAGCCCAACGACATTCGTGGGTATTTGACTGGCAAAAAGAAGATACCTGACTATTGGAGTGAGGAATCTTTAAAACAACAAAGCGATTAACTACAACTGCATAGCAGATAGAATCGAGGAGATAAAATGGCGGACAAAGAAACGCAAATAAAAGAGGGGCAAGATGCAAAGCGAATACTTGAAGAGCCTTTGTTAATAAAGTCTTATGAAGTAATACAAAATGACATCTTTCAACAATGGGTTAGAACAGAAATAGGTGAAACAGATAAAAGAGAATCTTTATATCATTCACTTAGAGGCGTTTTAACAGCACAAAATGTTTTAGTGAATACAATGGAGAATGGCAAAATTCTCGAAGAAGAAAGAAAGGGAGGTAGCTAATGGCTAAAGAAGACATCCCTATAAAAGAATCCACACAAGGTGGCGTTCCTGTTACTGATGTAGTGTCAGCACAGAGAGCAATACAACAAAGTCTAATGGGAACTCCTGAAGAGCAACCCTCAGAAGACCAAGTTGAAACAGAAGCAACGGAAGAAGTTTCTGCACAGGACATGGAGTCCGAATCAGTACAAACAGAAGTAGAAAATCCTGATGGATTGACTGCTGATGACTTAGTAGACGATACCCAAGAAGAAGTAAGCGAGACACCTAGCACATACACCATCAAAGTAGATGGTAAAGATGTAGAGGTTACCCTTGATGAGCTTCAGGCAGGTTATAGTAGACAAGCTGATTACACAAGAAAAAGTCAAGTATTGGCCGAGCAACGCAAAAAAGCTGAAGAAGAATTAGCTGCGACTCAACAAGAAAGACAGCGTTACGTATCACAACTTGAACAATTTACAGCACAAGCTGATTCTAAATTAGATGAATTTAAGTCAGTAGACTGGACTAAACTCAAGGAAGAAGACCCAACTGAATATATGTTAAAAAGAGACCAGTATAGGGAACTTCAGGAAAACAAAAGAACTGTACAAGAAGAACAACAAAATCTTTTGTACAAACAGCAACAAGAGCAACAAGCTAAATGGAATGAAGAACTTGTTAGACAGCAAGAAATTATGGCGCAAAGACTTCCTGAATGGAATGACCCTGCTAAAGGAGCAAAACTTAAACAAGATATTAAGTCCTTTGCTTTAAAAACAGGATTTTCTGAACAAGAAGTTGATAGCTTAATTGATGCAAGGTCTGTTGATGTGCTTCACAAAGCCATGTTGTATGATAATCTTTTGACAGCTAAGATTTCTAATAAGAAAGCTAAAGTTGTACCTAAAGTTACAAGACCTGGTTCTCCTCCAACAAAAGGTGAAATCTCAAGTGATAAAGTTAAGGCACAAAGAGCAAGGTTAAAGAAAACAGGACGAGTAAAGGATGCTACAAGCGTTATAGAAAGTCTTATGAATTCTTAACCAATACATAACTTTTTTACAAAGGTAATCAAATGGCAATATATACAAACTCTTATGAGACTTTCGATAGTAACAATAAGAGAGAAGACTTGGCGAATGTTATTTACAACATTTCTCCAACAGAAACGCCATTTATGTCTAGTATCGGTACTGCTTCGGCAAGTGGAACTAAACACGAATGGCAAACAGATAGTTTAGCAGCAGCATCTGCTAACTTAGTAATAGAGGGAGATGATTCTCCTAACAGAGCGCTTACAGCAACAACAAGACTACTTAACCACACGCAGATTTCTACAAAACCTGTAGTAGTTACTGGTACTCAAGAAGTTGTTAATAAAGCAGGTGTTACATCTGAGATGGCTTACCAAATCGCAAAAGCAGGTAAAGAACTGAAACGTGATATGGAACTAGACATGACAGGTAAACAAGAAGCAGCAGCAGGTTCTTCAGGCACAGGTCGTGCTTCAAGAGCATATGAATCTTGGATAGTTACTAATGAGCTTCATGGTTCAGGTGGTTCTACAAGTGGTTCAGGTGCTGTAACAGACGGAACACAAAGAGTTCTTACTGAAACACTTTTAAAATCTAGCTTGAAAAAATGCTATGATGAAGGTGGAGATCCTGACTTATTGTTAGTTGGTTCATTCAACAAACAAAAAGTATCTGGATTTACAGGTAATTCAACTCGTATGGACATGGCAGAAGATAGAAGCTTAGTAGCTACTATTGATGTTTATGTATCAGACTTTGGTGAAGTAAGAGTACAAGCAGACAGAATCTTAAGAAGTTCAGGAAGAACAGCACTTGTTGTAGATACAGAAATGTGGGCTACAGCGTTCTTAAGACCTTTCCAAGTACAAGACTTAGCGAAAACTGGTGATGCTGAGAAGAAACAATTATTAGTAGAATATACTCTAATTGCTAAAAACGAAGCAGCAAACAGCAAAATCGCTGACTTAACTACTTCATAATAAACTTTTCATATACCTCGCATATATGACTAGGGGCAGGTTTTTTTCATATTGTTTTCCTGCCCCGCTTAGATACATTTAATAATGACCTTGAAGAGGTATCACTTCGGAACGAGGGTTATTAATTAGGAGACTTTAATGAGAACATTAAACGATTATTTTTTAACAGCAGAGATAGAAGATATCTCTACTGCATCTAGCACATTTGTAGCAGTACCTGATGGTGGCCGTATCATCAAGATTATTACTGCACTACAAGGAGCTATTGGAACTGCTAATGGTGGAATTAGTTTTGAAATTGGTGGTACTGCTATTACTGGTGGTGGCATTACAGTAACTCAATCAGGTTCAGCAGCAGGTGATGTAGATTCAGCAGAACCTACAGCACTTAACAGAGTTGAAGAAAATGGAACTATTGAAATGCTTACAGATGGTGCATCATCAAATACAGTAAAACTGTTAGTAACATTTGTAATTAGGAGATAAGCATGAGTAGTTGGAGTTTTGGACAAAGGGTTATAAAAAACCAAACAAGAACTGTTGGTACAGGTTCACAAGTATCAGATGCTTTTACAGATGGCGTAGTCTATGTAAGGTGTACTTCTGATACAACAGGTGTGTTTATAGCATTTGCTAAATCGCCTACTGCTGCTGTAGCTACAGGAATAAGATTGGTAGCAAATGAACCTAAAACATTTAAAATAGACAATGCTGAAAAACTTGCAGCTATTATTGCAAGTGGTACAGCTAATGTCTTTATTGAGGAACTTAGTGAATGAGACGAAAACTTGGAGATGGTCAAACATTTTTATTTTCAGAACACTCAGGTGAATGGGCAATTAATACCAGGTCTCCTGATTTAACTAAACTACTTGATAGCAATAAAAGATTACAACAGGAAGACCATAGTAGAAAAGATGAATTTCGTTTATCTGCTAGGATTCCTGTTGCAATTTACCATGAGTGGAAAAGCAAATTTGGCGTAGATTTATATAATAAAAATCACAAAGACGCAGTAAGAAAATTATTAAATAGCCCTGATTACAGGTACTTAAAAACAACATCTAGGATAATATAATGGCAATATCGAATTATTCAGAACTTAAAACAGCAATAGCTAGTTGGTTAGATAGAACTGACCTTACAGATATTATTCCTGATTTTATTGCACTTGCAGAAACAAGGCACAAAAGAGATTTTAAAATAAGAAGAATGGAAACTAGAGTTACAGCTAACACTATAGATGGCTCTGAGTTTTATTCATTACCTGATGATTATGTTGCTATGCGTAACATAAAATTAAATACAGACCCTAAAACACCTTTAGAATTTTTAACACCTGAAATAATGGATAGACTCAATGCAGGTAGTTCCAAAGGTAAACCTAAAGCATACGCAATAAAAGGCAATAACATAGAATTAAGACCTATTCCTGATAGCGTTTACCAAATAGAAGTATCTTACTACAAACATTTTACAGCTTTATCTGATTCTAATACGACTAATGACATGCTCACACATCACCCTGATGTATATTTGTATGGCGCATTAGTAGAAGCAGAACCTTATTTGCAAAACGACAAAAGAATACAGGTTTGGCAAGGATATTATGACAGAGCAAAACAAGATATAATAACTTCAAATGAAAGAGACAGACACTCAGGAACGACACCTGTAACAAGAATTGACTACGGATTGTACTAATGACTACATGGTCAGTACAGACAACAAGTTCTAGCACATGGACAAACATACCTGAAACAGCTAGAGGTTACATTGAAACAGAAGATAACTTGTTTGTTCTTGCAACAGAAAACAATGAATTAATACAACAAGAAGATTTAACAGATATATCAGAACTTGATTATCAAGATACAACAAATCCTACAACAACTTGGACAGTACAATAGATGGCAACTAAAAAGATTTCAGAATTATCGACTACCACGACACCATCGAGTAGTGCGTTATTTCCTATAGTAGACTCGAGTGATAATTTTGCTGTAACTCTTACAAATATTGCAGCAAACATGCCTGATGTAACAGCGACAAAACTGACATCATCTAGCACGATAACGGCTAGTAGTGGCTTTGTAGGAAACTTAACAGGTAATGTTACAGGAAATTTGACTGGTACAGCATCTGCTGCAACTCTTGCTGCGAGTGCTACAGCTTTAGCTACAGGCAGAACAATTGCTCTAACAGGCGATGTTACTTACACATCAGGGTCTTTTGATGGCACAGGAAATGTTACAGGCACAGCATCAATAGGTAGTGGTGTTATTGTAAACGATGATGTCAATGCAAGTGCAGCAATAGCATTTTCTAAGATGGCAGATTTAACTGCATCAAGAGCATTGGTATCAGATGGTAGTGGTGATGTATCAGTATCAGCAGTTACATCAACAGAGATTGGTTATTTAGATGGTGTATCATCAGGAATACAAACACAATTAGATGGCAAAGCGTCATCAACTTATGTACCTACAACTATAACGATAGCAGATGAATCGACAGATACGACTTGCTTTCCATTATTTGTTACAGCAGCTACAGGTGATTTAGGACCGAAGACTGCAAGTGGACTTACGTTCAATTCAAACACAGATGTATTATCGGGTACATTCTCAGGCGGTTTGACTGGTAATGTTACAGGTAATGCGAGTGGTTCATCAGGGTCTTGCACAGGAAACGCAGCGACTGCTACGGCTCTTGAAACTGCAAGAAACATAGGTGGCGTATCATTCGATGGCACAGGCAACATAGACTTACCTGGAGT